CTGCCGTCGTCCAGCTCGGCGACCTTTGCCTTGGGTGCTTCACGCCGGCGAGAGGCCGCACGCTCTTGGCGCCAAGCCAGCGCCGCTTCCAGCGAAGTGTCCGGCATGCCGTCCTTAATCAGAACGCTCACGCGCTGAGCAGTCACGCCCAAGCCGTTTGCCAAGTCTTTCAGCTTCATTTGCGGGGGGGCTTCGTAAATACCAAGGATTTGCACTTCCTACTCTTTAAAAAAGGACGGGGTGTCGAGGCCACGCGGCTACCCGGGGGGGTCGAAAGAGGTGTCCTTACGGGGGGTATGGGGGGTACTGCCGCCGCGTCTAGCTGCGCTTGCACGCTCGCCTGCCGCCGCTTGTCCACAAAGGCCAGCATGCCCTTGGCCTGTATGCTGATGGCCTGCTTCGTCACGCCGAACATCTCGCCGATCTGCTTGCCGTTAAGATGACCAGGTGCCCGGAGTATCAGGCGCATGAGCTCCCAGTGCCGGCGCACCTTGGGGTCTCGCGTATAGCCTAGCATTTGCACCACGTCGTTGACGATGTTGGCCACCTGCTCGCGAGAGATGAACTCGTCCTGCTCGACGCGCACGTCGTCAGGCTTGTATGCCCAGATGGCCGCCTGCTCGTAGATCGGGAAGACGTGGTCATGCGTGCGGGCCTCGCAGTAAGGGCCGGCGCCTTCTTCGCGCAGCTTGTCCTGCTGGACCTTGGGCAGAGACTTGAACCATGCGTCGTAGCGCTTGGCATGCTGGCGGTCATCCTTGCTTGCCGCGTAGTCAAACCCGTTGAGCCCAGGCATCAGAGTACCGGGCCCTCGGCCTCGCTCATCCATTCATCCAGGAACTCCGCGTCATACTCGCACGTGAACTTCTCGCCGTCCACGTGGACCAGCATGCCCGGCCGCTCGTTGCTCGTCTTCTCGTTGCCCAGGTTGAACCTGTCTAGGTTCATCGTCTTCTCCACGTTCACGATCTGCACGACCTCCACGGCCGACACAAAAGACGTATCGACGTACAGCTCGCCACTCGTGGCAAGGTCGAGGATGTAGCGCATGTAGGGGCATAGTAATGACCAGCCCCAGGGATTGGGTAAGGACAAAAGGTTAGGACGCCGTGCGTGGCGTGTTAGTGCCCGCTCGGGAACATTACCCGCCAGATGTGGCGTACAGCCTAGGATTGTTCCCGCTCGGGAAGGCAGTGGTTCACCCAGACGCCGAACTCGCCCTTGAACGGGTCGAAGGTCATCATGCCGTGCTTGCGCAGCCGATTGCAGAAACTGTTGTACGTGCCCGGGTACTTGCCGTCGATGAAGGCACGCAGCTCGTCGGTGCTCACCTCGGCCGGCAGAGTGGCGAGGCGGGAGATCAGGGCGGCGTTGTTCTCGCGGCGTACCTGGGCGGCCCGGGCAACGGCGCGCTGGCGGATGCCCTCCATGTGCTCGCGGCGTTCACGCCATGCCTTCTGGCGGCGGCGGGTCAGTTCATAGTCTTTGTGCTTGGTGTTATTCATAGGTTAATTGGAAATAGTTTTCCCTAACTGGCCCACCCATAGGTTTCAGTAGGTTTACACGTAGGGGTTGCCGAGCATCCCCGTAGGGGTAAATGCGAAGGCATACCCCACCTGTTTGGTACAAACAGGAGAGAAAGTAAGGAAGAAAAAGAGTCAGAGGTAGAGCGTGGCATTGGATTTGCCAAGGATTGACTAGAAAGCGTTTTAAGGTGGGGGTACGGCCTGAAGGCTGTCCTACCCCTCAGCGGATAACATCCCCGCCCCTAGACCCCTTAGCGGGGCTGGAATGGGCCTTCCCTTGGGCGGTCATGGTATCCCCTAGGGCATAGACCCATCGAAGGGTCCCGGGCTGGGGGGAGTGCGACAGTTTAACGTACGGGACGAACCTGCCCTCGGAGTTACGGAGGCCGGAGCGGGTCTGGCGCTTGGAGAAGCCAAAGCGGAAGGTGGCTTCCTCGCCGTCCTCGCCCTTGGTGCGGAAAAGGAAGCCCGAGTCTCGGGCAAAGTTGCACCACTCTGCCGCGCCGCTTCCTAGGTAGGCCAGCTGCTGGGGCATCATGCTGTCGAGGTCGAGGCCGGCGGTGGGCTTGTTGGTGTGGTGGTAGTAGACCAGGGCGACGCCGGTGCGCTGAAGGAGCGGGAGGATCAGGCCGCGAAGGAAGGCGGTGGTTTGAGCCTGGTCGGCAATCTCGAAGTCAACAAAGGCCAGCAGGGGGTCGATGACGACCACGTCGGGGTTGAAGCGTTTGATGTACCCTTCGAGGGCCTCGATAAAGGCGGCGCCCCGGGCCTTGGTGTTGCGCACGATGAAGAGCTGCTCCTTCAGTCGGGCCTTCTCGCCCATGGTAAAGTCTCGCGTCGAGCCCGACCACATCTCGGCCATATCGCCAAAGTCGTTCTCGGAATTAATGAGAAGCATCTTGAGCGGGCGGACTGGCTGAAGGCCGAACAGGTTGATGCCAAGGGCCCAGTGGGTGCACATCTGCATGCACAGGGTGGACTTGCCGGTGCCGGCGAAGCCGACGATCTGGATGGCGTAGCCTTTGCAGAGCCAACGGCGCTCACGGCCAACGAGGACAGTAGGGTCGGCGGTAGAGTCAAAGGCGTCCATGGCTTCAAGGTCGAAGACCTCGGTGCCGTCGGCGGCCTGTTGGAGGGCTTCGTCATGCTGGCCCTTCCACGCGGCCCAGGCTTCCCAGTTGGCCAGTCCCTGATTGATGTCGATGAGGGCCTGCCGCTTGTCACCACGGAAGGCGCAAGGGAGGCGGGTGAAGCGGGACGGGTTCTTGTTCTGCTTATCGGGAGGGCAGTCGGCGAAGAGGGCGAAGACTTGGGCGACGCGGGCGTCATACTCGGCGCGGTCCTTGGCGTCCACGCGGACCCAAGCATGGACGGACTTGCCGCCCGAGTCCACGATGGCGGTGACGGGGAGGTTGGACTGGGCGATGCGGGCGCGCTGCTCTTCCTTGGTGCCGGTGTCCCATTCAAGCAGCACGTGGCGGTAGGCGGTGATGCTGGAGTCCTTGCCGTCGGCGTCGTTGACGGGGTTGATGCGGACGAAGGAGCCGGCGGGGCCGCCGTCGAGGTGGGGGTCGTTGCCGAGTAGCTCGTTCCATGCGTTGGCGGTCTTCACGATGCCCTTGCCGGCGGGGCGGCCCTTGCCATCGGCGCCGAGGTCGGCGGGGGTTTCGATCTGCACCTGCTCGTCGGGACTGAAGGCCGCGAAGAGAAAGTCGGTGAAGGTGAGGAAGTCGGCGGGGGCGATGGTCGGGGCCGTGGCGGGTGGAGGCAGGTCGGCCAGGGTGGCGGTCTTCGGGGGCTGGCTAATCTTAGGGGTGGCGTTGGCTGGTTTAAAGTCGGGCACGTGGGGCTTGGCGCCGTCGAGCAGCCAGCCCTTGGGCTTGTCGTGGGCGCGGCGGCCGGCCTCGCGGATCTTGCGCTCGAGTTCCTTCTCGTCCCAAGCGGGAGAGCACTTGGTGTTGTTGTACTCGCGGAGAAGGTCGAGGGCGGTGGCGTCGTCGAAGGCGTAGCCGTGGGCCAGCACAGTGGCGGCACGGAAGAGGGCGTCGTGGCCCTTCTGGCCTTCGATGGACTCGGGGAGGGTGGCAAGGTACTTCCTTGCCCGGGCGATTAGGTCGTCGGGGTTTTGCATGGCTTGCAGGGAGGGGTATGCCTAGCGGGGGGGCTTCTGTCGAGCCTTCTTGCGGGCGGGTCCGTAGAAGGGGGCGAGGCGGATGTATCGGCCAGAGAGAGAACGCAGCTCGACGCGCTCGAGGATGCCGGCCTTGACGCCTTCGCGGAGGTAGCGCATGGCGCAGGTGCGTTTGCACTTCCAGCGTTTCTCCCAGTGCTCGATTGCATGGAAGCCGGGCGGGGGCTGTTGGGCCTTGCGCTGGAGCTCCGAGACGATCGCGAAGAGGATGTCGTCGTTGACGCGGAACTGCGGTTTAACGTTAATGCCTTTTCTCATTTGGTCTTCGGGGTGAAGGTCCTGATGTCGGTCTGCCAGTACCACTTCCCGTCACCTAGGCGGTGGATTATCCAAGCCTTCCATTCGTTGCCCTTGTACCAGCCAGCGATGAAGCCGTTGTTGTGCTTGGCGGCGGACAGGGTGTTCTCGCTGTATTCCAGCAGTTCGAGCTGCGCCAGGGCAGGGGCCATGTAGGCGGCGCCGCGTCCCAGCTTCGGGAGGTTGACCTGTTGGCCGGTGTGGCCGTGGCCGCAGACGAACAGGCCACCCTCTTGGCAGTAGAACATTCCCATTTTGGTCAGGTCGGAGCCGATGCCGTGGTGCGCGGTGATCGGGCCGATGCGGACGGGCTTGTCGCGACGATAGGGGACGATGACCTTGGAGCCGCACTGGCGGGCGTGGCGGTTAATCTCAGAGAAGCGGTCAGCGCAGAAGTCGCGGACGACGGATGAGGCATGGATGCGGGCCAGGTGCTCGAGCCGGTACTCGTGATTGCCCCAGAGGGTGTGGGTCGGGCGGAACTTGGCGAAGAAGTCCTTGCCCGCGTCGAAGTCGTCCTTGAGGGAGCGGACTCCCTCCATCTCCTGCATGGCCCCTTTGCGGAGGGCGGCGCAGTCGTAGTGATCGCCGCCGGCAATGCGGACGTCGGGCTTGAAGTCCTTGCAGTAGGCATAGAGGGCGGCCAGGGCATCGGCCGAACCGAGCTCGCCGTGGTTGTCAGCGGCGAAGACGAACTTGGTGACGTCGCTCACAGTTGCTTGCCCTCCTTGGCGTCGTTCCAGTCACGCAGGACGGGGACAATCTTCATCAACGTCTTGGCTGTCTCTCCTGCCTCAATTTCAATGCGTTCAGCATAATCCAATGCAACGGCATCCCCGGCCTTGGTCAGCCGCTCGACCTCGGCCTTGAGGCTGTCGCACTCGACTGCCAGCACGCTGTTCTCTGCTTGGCGGGCTTGGCACTCGGCCTTGAGGCGGGCTATGATTAAATTGTCCACGCGCTCAAGGGAGGCAACGGCGGCGCTCAAACCGGAGTTTTCCGTCTTGAGACGGGCGTTCTCGGCCTTCAGCTCGCCGATGCGCTTCATCATCGACGCTTCGAGAGAGATGCTCACAGGCGCACCTTGCCTTTCACAGTGCGGGGGCGGTAGACCTTGGCGATCACCAGACCAAGGCGACGGCAGGCCGCGTAAAGGGTCTGGTACGGGATGCCGGACTTGGCCGCAGCTTCCTTGAGGGACAGGCCGCAAGCCCGGGCATGCAGTAGGGTCTGCTCGACGCTGTCGGCGGTCTTGCGCTTAGGGGTGGCCTTCACGTTGGGGGCGAGCAGGTTGCCTCCCTCGCGTCGGGCGTTGAGGGTCGAGCCGCCGCCCCAGGCTAACTTGCGCCGGCAACCAGCG